TTTTTATTTCGCTACCTAAGTAACTATTAGCTGAACGATACGTTAGCGATAGATACTTTGCCTAGGTAATCGGCTGCGTTACCTAGTGAAGAAGCAGTGTTGCTTAGTTCAACATATCCGTAACGAGTCATGAAGCTCACAACTGGTTCGAATGTGTCTGGATCTAGTACAACACCTGAGCTCATTAGCGGGATGTATGGGCAGTAGAATGCCGCTGCATCTGATTCGCTTGAACCTTTGTAACCAACAAGTACATCTGTGCTATCTGAAGCATATGAATCAACATAAACTTTCATAGCATTGTTTAATGTACCAACCATTTTGGTGTTTGTTGGTGCTTCGAATGTACCTTCTGTAGTACGTGCAAAAGCACTTGTTGTTGCAGACTGTAGAACAGTTAGTGCAAATGGGCTAACAACTGCCCAGTTACCTGCGCCACGTCTTGTACGCTGTGCAATTAAGTTTGCAACACGGTTGATTTGAACTGCCAATGCGGCATGCTCGTCACCAACGAATGTAGCAGTACCGCTTACAGCAGCCTGATCGTATGCTTCAACAGCATTACCAGCTAGAGCACGAAGAGAAGTTAGTACTTCTTGGTCGATTTCTGCGGTAATTTCTTGTGCTAGAGCAGCCATAATCTCTGCTTCAACGTCGATACCATGCTGTGACTGTGCGTCTTGCGCGGCTTCAAATGTCCAGCGAGCTGATAGCTTTCTGGATTTTGCTTCGACAGTTTGCTTTAAGATTTGGATGCTTAGACGCTTACCAGCAGTACCTTCTAGACCCGCTGTTGAATTAGCGGCTGGGTTGCTGTCATCGTTGTTGCCTGAATAGGCACTAGCAATCTTAAATGGTGATAGAGCTTCATCACCAGCTGTTACGTTGTCGGCTGCATCGCTGTAGCGAACACGTAGTGTGTGGATTTGACCCACTGGACCTGTCATTGGTTGTACACCAACGATTTCGTTTGCAATCACTGTTGGCATTACACGTCTAATGACTGGTAGGATAACTCTGTTAAGAGTTGCAACATTACCGGCAGAAGTTGCACCAGCGGATGCGCTTTCTGACAAATACTTTTTAGTATTTTCTAGAGTTGCTTCCATCACGCCTTTCTTGTTACCTTGAAGGCCTTCAAGAAGTGCAGTCTTTGTGTCCTGCCAGCGACTTTCTAGTAGTTCTGACATTTGGTTTCTCCTTAATTTAATCCAGCTAGACGTTTAATGTCAACGACATTGTCGTTGGCGTCTGCTGTTCTACTAACGTTAGTTTGTGACTCTGCGTCACGGTTGCCTGTTACTTCTTTTGCCTCTGATAAAACTGCCTTCTGCTTCGCTGGACCCTTGCCGTCAATTACTGCCGGAAGATACTTGTCAAATGCAGATTGTAGTCTGCTGGTTTGAACGCTCTCCAGTAAGTCTGTCATAATTTCTTTTTGCTCTCTTGATAGAGGTGCAATCAAGTCATTAATTGTTTTTTCTCTCTTAGCACTTTCAATTAACTTTGTTTTTTCGTTGTTAACTGACTCTGCTAGTTTGTGTGCTTTTGTAGCGAATGCTTTTGCTTCTGCTAGTTGCTTGTCTTTTAGACTTACAACTTTCATTAGTTTAGCTGTCTCTGATTTCTCATTAAGATAGCTATTAGCGTATTCGCCAGCAAATGCTTCAAATAGTTTACGACCGAAATCGTTTTTACGTGCAACTTCAATATCTTCTTTAAGTTGTCCAATTTCCTTATTAAGTGTCTTGGCAACTGTTTCTGATACTGCTTTTGCACCTTTTGCTAAGAAGTCTTTCTTAACTTCCGCAAATTTCTCTTTGGCTTCTTTTACAAGTTTTACCTTGGTTTCTGCCAAGTCTTTCTTATCTTCGTTAAACTCTGCAATTTCTTTTGCTAGTGCTTCTACAACAAATTCTTCAAGCTGACCGAATTTATCTGCCATTGCTTTTTGGTCTTCGTGTAGTTCTCCGACTTCTTTGCTTAGTTGCTGAGTAACAAAAGTTTTTAACAAAGCAGAGTTTTCACGCATTTTAATTGCGTATTTTGCTTTTGCTTCTGCTAGTTGTTTACGATCTTCTGCAAATTCTTTCAATTCTGCGTCTAAACGGTCACTTAGCATTTTATCAACAGCCTCAACCATTGTTGCTTTGTCGTGTTCGTACTTTTGTGCAAACTCTTCACGCAACTCTGCTGTGACTTGTTGTTTGTTCTCTTTTACTCTTGCGTCCCAAGCCTCTTCAATCGAAGTACGCACTTCTTCTGAAATTACATCGTTTTCAAATAAAGTTTTAAGTGCATCCAACATATTGGTTCTCCTTTTTATTGGAGTCGATTGATGATGTTCATCAACGATTCTTTTAAATACTTCTGTGCCTTTGCGTCTTCTTTAGTTGCCTGTGCTAATTCATATGCCTTGTAACCGCCACGGGCATTCATTAGATGCTCGTAGATAGGTGTAGGATAGGCGCCAGGAGCACTAGGTTGTGCTACAACGTCTACCGTAATTATTTCAAAGTCCGATACTTCACCGGACCCGTCTTCTTTTACATTACCAGAACCTCTAGAGCTGACGCCAAGTTTGACGCCAGACTCTAGCATAGTTTTAACTAACTGCCCCATTGGGGTAGGTAAAATTTTTAACTTGCCGTAACCGTTTGGGCCATCCATCCACATTTCTGTGATCATATGACTTACACGATCTAAGTTTACATTAAGGCCTTCTGGATGATCAACTTCACCGAGAACTGAATATCCTCCACTAATTTGATCATTGAGAGTTTTGACAGCCCTGCCTATTTCATTTACAGGATACACTCGCTGATTAGCATTGCGAACGCCACCTTGAATACAAATACCTTTCATAAAAAGATCTTTGCCTTCATTTGCGTTTTCAACGACTATATTAGCCTGATCGAATGTCAAATGCTCTCGTAAGTAATTATTCATCCGTTTTCCTTATGCACCAATAGTTGATTTTGTATTAGTGCCGCTTTCGCCTGCGCCTTTTTTCTCTGCGCCATGGCCCTTTGGTTGAGCTGTCATTGACTTAGAAGCTTTACCGCCTGGAACATTTACGTTACCTGCGCTATCTTCTTTTGCTGTTGTGTCTGCTAGACCGTTGCCTTTTAAAGCACCTTTACCAGCTTCTACAACGTCACCTGTGTCGCCCTGTACCAAGTTTGATGCAGTGCCGCCCATGTCGTTTTTGCCTGCTACTACTGACTTAGTGTTTGCTCCACTTTCGCCCTTGCCTTTGGTTTCTGCACCGTGGCCGCCTGCAACTTTTTCAACATACTCGCGCATCTGCTCTGCAGATGATTTAGGAGCCTTAGCTTTTTCTTCGACTTCTTCGTCATCTGATTCTACAGCAAATGACTCTTCTGGCTCTTCTTCGCCTTCTTCGTCATCGCCCATGTCCATGTCCATATCCATTCCAGCTTCGTCGTCGCCTGCTTCGTCGTCGCCTTCACCGTCTTCATCGGACATCATTTTTTCAAATTCTG